AGCTTCTGCACCGCCGCCTTGCCTTTAGCCACGAGGGAAGAGCCCCAGGAGCCGACCTTGCTGACCACGTTCGAGAGCCACGTCCAGATTTTACTCGGGAGCTGCTTGATGAGGTCCACCACAGCCTGCACCATTTTGGCGATGCCGTCGCGGGCTTTCTGCCTGACCTCGGTCCCCCATCTCGCGAAGTTGGAGATGATGGACTTCAATATATTCCATATCTTGCCCGGGAGCTGTCCCAGGAAGGAGATGATGGTCTTGATGATCTGGGGCAGTGCCTTGATGAGTTCCACGCATATCTCGGGAATAGCTTCCACGATAGCAAGGAGGAGCGTCACCGCCGCGTCAAGGAGAAGCGGGATGTTGTCCAGCAGTCCGTTGATTATGGTCGTTATTATCTGCGGGATAGCAGGGACGAGAGCCGCCACCAGTTGAGGGATAGCGTCCACGATAGCCAGAAGGAACTGAAGCGCGCCTTCTATCAGCTGAGGGATAGCGGAGAGCAGTCCGTTGATGACCGCCATCACTATCTCGGGCAGGGCTTCCACAAGCGGGGGTATAATCTGCGGGATAGCTTCAAGGATCGCGAGGAATAACTGCACCGCGCCCTGGATGAGCTGAGGGATGCCCGTGACGAGTGCCTGCACCAGTCGCGGTATCATTTCAACGAGTGCCGCGGTGATCTGGGGGATGGCTTGCGTCAAGCCGTCCAGGATAGACGTGACCATCTGGATGCCCGTCTCGACGAGTTGAGGGAGCATAGAGATGAGCGAGGTCGTCAGGTTAGTCACCAGCCCCATGCCTATATTGACCACGGCAGGAGCGAGAGAGGCGACCTTCTCGAGTAGTCCGGAGACAAGGTCGGACACTTTGCTCGCTATTTCCGGTGCCATAGCGTCCACGGTAGAGATGAAGCCTTCCATCCCTCCGCCGGACTCGTTCAGCCCCTTCGTGAAGTCATTCAAGAGCGAGGTGCCGGTGTCGGTCACAAGCTGGAGCTCTGGCAGAAGCACAGAGCCGAGCGAGTTCTTCGCCGCGCCTGCGCTACCCTGGAGCCTCTGGATGCTATCGTCGAACGAGCCGAGGGCGTCAAGTGCGTCCTCGGACATTACCGCGCCGACGTCCCGCGCCTCTTGCGTGAGTTCGTTCATCTTTTCCGAGCCCGCCTCGATGAGGGGGTTCAGTTCCTGCGCCGACTTGCCGAAGAGCTGCATCGCTATCGCGTCGCGCTCGGTTTCGTTGGTCATTTTGCCGAGGGCGTCGATCGCTTCCCAGTAGACTGTCTCGCCGTCGCGGAGGTTTCCGTTCGAGTCGGTGACAGAGATGCCGAGCTGAGAGTAGGCGTCCGCGTATTGCTTTGAGCCGTCCGCCGCGCCCTTCATCGACTTGATGTTCTTCGCCATACTCTTGGTGAGCGTCTCGACGTCTACGTCGACCAGCTCCGCGGCATAGCTGAACGCCTGGAGGTCGTCGGTGGAGACACCCGTGACGGTGCTCATCGTGAGCATCTCGTCAGCGTAGGACGCGGCACTCACAGCCGAGGCGGCAAGCCCTCCGACCGCGGCGGTCGCTCCGGTGGCGATAGCCTTGAGCCCCGTCTTGGCGGCGTTGGCGAGCTTTTCGCCCATCTTCTTGCCCGCGTCTCCTGCCTTGTCGGCACTGCCTGCGAGCTTGTCGAGGCTGTCCTCTGCATCGTCGGAGCCTTTTTTCAACTTCTTGGTGTCGTCGGTTGCGTCGTTTGTATCATCGCCGAGCTTGTCTATCTCGTCGGCTGTCTCCTGCGCGGCTTTTTCATAACCGCCGAGCTTGCGCTCGGTGTCCATTATCTCGCGCTGGAGTGCGCGCAGCTGATCCTCGGAGACATCGCCCCGCTCAAACTGCTCTTGGACTTGCTTCTCGGCTTCTTTTAGGGTCTTTAATTTTTCCGACGTAGTCTCGACCGCTTCCGCCAGCACCTTCTGCTTCTGCGCGAGGAGGTCAGCGTTGCCCGGGTCGAACTTGAGCATCCGGTTGATCTCGCTGAGTTCGGTCGAGAGGTCGGAGCCTTTTTTATTTACTTTTTCGAGAGCTTTGCCGAGTTTGGTGGTGTCGCCCCCTATCTCGACTGTCAAGCCCTTGATTTGATTTCTTGCCATTAGGCGGTTGCCTCCTTCCTGAGCTTCTTGCGCAGTGCCGCGCGGTCGGGCTCCGTCTGCTCCATCCTCCAGGCGTTGTCAAGATACTCCTCGCCCTTCTCGCTTCGGCTCATCCAGTGGATGAACGCATCGCGCCGCCAGGTCAGGAACTGGATGTAGTCCAGGGCGCGGACTTCGTGGAAGTTCAGCCCCGTGTAGTCTGCCACCAGCTTGACCCACCAGGAAGTGGTTTTATATTTATGCCCGCCCGCTCTATCGGGTATAGGATAGAACGGGATCGTCAGTTTTTTGCGTTTTTAATTTCTTCGATGAAGTCAATATACGCGCCGAAGAATATGACGGCGTCCTCGAGCCTCATGCGATACTTGGTGCGGAGCTCCTCCGCGGTGACGGTCTGGTCTTCAAGGTTACAGTTGACGAAGTCCGCCATCAGCTCAAACACTACCTTGATGCTCTCCGCTGTGCCTGCCTTTACCGCCTCATTGATCGAGGAGGTGTTAGCCTGGAGCTTTTCGATGAGTGCCTCGGTAGGTGCGACGAGGCTCAGCCTCGTGCGGTCTGCGTCCTTTAATGTAATTTCAAGCACCGGACGCTCGATGCTGTTAAAATCGAGAGTTTTGCGCATTTCTCGGTCTCCTTTTTAGTAATTTAAAAGGCGAGGAGCGGGCGCGCTCCCCGCCTTAGTGTTAGGCCGCGGTCTCTTCGATGAGTTCGACGAGGGTGCCGTCTTCGTCGTGAGGCATCGCCTTGAACTCGGGCTCGATGACAGTGCCCGCATCAGCCGCGAAGGTGAGCGTCGCGCCTGCGGTGTTTCTGCCCTTGATAAGTATCCAGAGGTCTCCGTCCACCTCGTCCTCGTGGTGGAAGCAGATGGCATAGTACTTGCCCTGGGCGTTACCCGCGCCGCCTATCTTCACCGTGCGCTTGCCGCTTGCTTCGGTTACTGCACAGCGGTCGATGAGCTTCTGGAGGGTCGTGCCGTTCCAGGTAAGGAGGCCGCACTTGAGGATCGCCTCCTCGTTGGTGGTGATCACCTTGGACACATAGCCGAGGTCGTCCTTCTCCTCGTGGGTCTCTTCGGTGTATTCGAGAGACGCGCCACCCTTGATGTAGCCGAGAAGGTTGTCGGCGGTGCAGAGGGTGTCGACCGTGGGCATCGCCGACTCAAAAGCTGCGAGGTAAATCTTGCCCGAGCCGAGCGTGATGTTGGTCTTTTCTCTTTTACCCATTTTTTATTCTCCTTTTCTCGTAGTATGTAAATTCGTAGATGACTTGGTACCGCTGCTCCTCCGGGAGCCAGTACCTCGCCTGCTTAGTCCACTTTAGCCCCGCCGTGTCAAGAGAGGACTCAAGAGCCGCCTCAGCCTTCGGGTCGGGCTTCGGTTCGTAAAGCTCGACTGTTACGTCGTGCGTAAATATTGCGTTGATACCGTCGGGGCCGTCTGCGGTTACGTCGTCCGTATACACGCCATAGGTCTCGGCGGCGGGCGGGGAAGGGAAGCGCGTCTCGCGGTATCGGATCCCCGCGCGGGTTAAAATTTTATTTACCATTCGCGAGCACCTCCTTGACTGCGCTCTCATATTCGGGAAGCACCTGATCCACCGCGTTCTTGAGGAAGGGGTTCGCCCTCGTGCGTCCTCCGTCTTTGGTCGCGTGACCGTGGACGAGGAGATGCGTCAGGCGGTAGTCGGGGGCTTTGACGTACCAGGTCGCCCTGATAGTCCGTCCTCGGAGTTGTCCCTTCTTTCGGTCGCCCTTGCGGTTCAGTCCCCGATATTCGGCGGCGATGTGCTTCCGGTACTGTCCGTTCCGCCTACCTGTCGGAGCGGTTGCCCTCGTTTGCCTCACCAGTTTCTCCATACTGTCACTGGTTACGCGGGCGAGTCCTTCGTTGACCTCTTCGCTGTAGATGCCCAGCTCCTGCTCAATAGCCGCGCCGAGCTCTCCCGCTTTGATGTACTTAGACATAGAACTCACCCACCAGCTTGATGTCCTGGTGCAGCTCCTGGAAGTCGTCATAGTCGACGACCTTGAAGGTGTGCCCTCGGTAGATGATGCGGTAGGGCTGGGGGCTGTACTGTATCTCCTCGAGGGCTTTGCAGTACCGGAGCTTGAAGGTCAAGCTCGCGCGGTGCTGGTCGGCTCCTGCGTTGAAGGCAGTGCTTCCCCCGGTCTTGTTGACGTAAGCGTGGAGACGGAGGCGGTCTGTCCATTCCTCAGTGTCCGGGTCTTGGACTTGTATGACGATGGGCTTGTCGTAGGTCACGACGCACCACCTCCCGCTTCTGCCTTTGCCCGCCTGAGTTCTGTCCTCAGCTGGAGCTCAAGCGCATCGCGGAGATGGTTCTGCGCGCTGTCCTGCTTTCCGCTCCTCGGGTGGTTGTCGTATGCCTCCTCGGTATATATCCGAAGAAGCTCGTCGATGCGGGGATCGTCGGGCAGTCGGTCCTCTACGTCTCTACCGACTGCGCCGTAGAGCCGGTAGAGTGCAGAGTTGAGAGCGCGCTGGAGGTTCGCCTCGACCACGTCGTCCATGTAGTCGATGCCCATGCTCTGGGCGGCGTCATGCACTGTCAGCATCTTGGGAGCCTCCTCTCGTCAGGGCTTTATACAGTCGCCGAGAACGAGCCGTAGATGTAGGCAGTGGTGTCGGTGCTGATGGTGTCGAAGCCCTCGATCACGCGGAGCGTGTTCTGGTTCTTGTTGAAGTTTGCGTGCTCGGAGAAGGCGAACTCAAGAGCCGCGAACTCCTTGAAGGTCGCGCCCGCCTTAGTGTCACCATAGAAGATGGGGAAGTGGGTCGCGTCGATGTTGGGAAGCTGTGCGTCGGGGTATACCTTAACGGGAAGACCCTGGAAGAGCTTCTGCGTGCGGTTTTCGGGGTTGTCCTCAAGTACGGGACGGCCGTCCTCGAACTTCTCAGCATCGAGAGCCGCGAAGCCGCTCTGGTTGGTAGCGATCACGCCACCGATGAGGCAAGAGGGGTCGAGGTCGACGGTGATGGACTTCTTGAGAGCCTCCCAGCCTGCGACTGCCTTGGGCGCGCCGCTGTTGTAGCCAGCCTTGAGGGTGTCGAAGATGTCAGCGTTCTCGCTGATGACCGCGTTCCTGACGAACCACTTGTTGAGGTAGCCCATGAGGCCTGCCTTCTCTGCACCTGCAAGGATGCGGGAGATGGGGATGATCTTGCCGTAGTGCTTGATGGCGAACTTGATCACGTCGAACTCAGGGTTCGACTCTTCTGCGATTGCATCGCCGTCGTCGAAGTTGACGAGACCCGCGGGTGCGCCCTTCTCGTAAACGACGGAGCCGGTGAGGGAGTCGGTGGTCTCAACGGTGACGAGTTCCTTCGCGGAGACGTAGGTCTTGCGGAGCTCGTTGATGGCGGTCTTTACGTCCTCGGGGATGAGGGAGTTCTCGCCGTCCTCAGCGTTGTCGCCGGTGATGAGTG